GTATACACCGTCTTGGATCGAGTCACCTAGGTTGTCACCTTTGATGACTTCACCGTGCATGACCCATTCAAGATCAAAACCGTCTTGAAGAATACCGAGAGCTTTTGCAGTGCTGCTCGGCGGAGTCCACGTTGCTGTATACGGACCAGCGATAAAAGTCATAACCTATCCCCTATCTCTTACGAGAACGCCAAGCAGCAAGTCGGCTCGCCCCAGTGGTTCGCTTCTCTTGCTTAGTTGTGTTTTGTTCCCCGGCTGCTTGTCGCAATCGGCTTTTCATACTGGATTGTTTCGACTTGACGGATTGCTTCAGGGTTTTCGGCTTGAAACCTTTTTTGAACGGTGACGTAGGTTTCGGTTGTTTGGCAGTTGGAGCTGGTTGAGTCATCTCGTTTACCTTGTTGCGGATCGAGTGAACTACCCCGCGAACACCGTGACGGATCGTATTTGCACCAGAAACCAACCGACGAATGTTAAATCTCATAGGACGTTCGCCTCCGCAACAAGGTCATCTTTGGTAAGAACTCTTTTACATTCACCCAAAAATGCTTCCATAATCATACCGCAGTACGGGTAGTCTTGGGTAGGATTCCTTGCCGATTGCTCCAAAGAAAAATCCGGTTCGAACCAGCGTTCGGTCACAATGGTAGGCGTGGAATCCATGTAGCGAAATCGAAACGGCTCGATATACGCTGGAGCACTAGCGTTGCGAAGCGAAATCGCATCGTTAAGGTAACCCAGCAAATCGAAGTTTTGGTGAAGATAAGCACATGCTTTGTATAACATGGTTTCCATACCAGATACATCCTTCAGGTATAGTTCCATATCTAGCATGTCATAAGGGTTGTAACTAATCCGTTGGGTTATCGTCATCCCTAATCCATAATTGATGTCGATACCAGTGTTTAGGTCTGGTTGACCCGCAGCAATTTCACTACCGTACACCGATAAGAAGAAATCTCCTGTTATCGGTGGAGGCTTGTGGTTAAAGCGAGCTGATAGTTGTTCTGTAGTCAAGTTAAGCTTATTACGAAGCTCACGTTCTACTACAGGCAAAATAACCGACATCATATTAGTTGTTCCAACTTTTTAGCGACAGCTTCTAGCCCAGCTTGAATAGCCTTGGAAATCCAAGGTCCGATGTCATCTGGAAAGAAAGGTCGCTTAGCACTTTGAAATGGAGCATAGTCAACTTTTGAGGAAATCTTAATTAGATTATTCTTCAGCTCGATCATCTGATCTTTTGGAGGAAAGTAATTGGCACCTACCAATATGCCCGGTTCGTAGGACCGCATTATTTGTTCAGTCACGCGAACGATCCCATTCGTGAGAGCATACGGGTACTTTCGACGGAAAGCTTCGGACTGTTTGTACTTCAATCGGCGTTCCGATAGTGGTGCAAACTTATGTCCTAATTCGTCAACACCTCCTAAAGACTTGACTTCGAAAGCTGTGAACATCTGGTCTAGCAAACAATGGGTAAACGCGGAGATAAACAACCCGCGAAGTTGGTACGGATCGTCTTTATCCTTGCCGGTGATAATCCCCGGCATTTTTTGGATTATCTCTCGTTTCTTACCCATTACAGGAAATCCGTGATCCAAGGTTGCCAATCGACATCCTGCCGCGAGCGGTCGCCGCCAACACTGATTTCCGGTTGTACTCGGATTTTCTTCGAGTCGTAACGCGGGCTAACAGTCGGGTTGCTCATCACTGGCGACATATCAGCACTGAGCGGGATATTAGGAATCATCAATATCAATGATTTTACTTTTTCAAGTTCCTCAATGATTTCTTGATACCTTGAAGCAAAGTTGTCGTTATTACCTTTCCGCATCGATAAACGGTAGGCGGCAATCCACGTCGCTCGTACCCGTACCCAACGTGAGTTGGCCAAGTCTGATTGATCGTAGATTTGAGCTGCGTAAGCATCGATAGTGGTCGTGGCGTCTGCGATGACTTCAGACCACATATCAGCTACGTCGGTGCCTGACAGGTCTTCAATGATGTTGCGAACACCATTGCGACCGGCCAAACGTTCGATTTCAGCTCGGGTTGTGTATTCGTAGGCAAGTGTTTCAGTCATTAGGTTGGCCTGTTGTTGATTCGAATGAGAAGCTTGTTCCCATCGTGGGGGAAGGTGTCGGTATCCGTTCCAGACAACACAATAAACCAACCGTAGTAGTCATCAGCTTCGTCAACTTCAGTCGGGTCGAAGGTGTAACTTACGGTTCCAGCAGTGGCGTCAACAACTGTAGCTGAAGCTTCGTTAACAACTACTGTGTGATCCTTTTTTACCATGTGAAACTTAACTGTAGCTCCGGTTAAGTTTACAGCGGCACCATTACGGACTAGTTTACCAGTTATGGGAATTAAGGTATCCCCAACCATGCGTTCGTGAGTAATTAGGTTGTTGGGCATTTGTTTAACCTTTCAGTGTCGGGTAGCTGTTTGAAGTACCCTCTAGTAATGGGTAAGCTTTCGACACTAGGACTGGGTATCGTAGTGGTGTGCCTTCAATTAACGGGTATAAACTGTTTCCATGAATTCTAGCGTAACTTAAAGAAACACCTTCAATGTTTAATGGAAATGCAACAACTGTGACGGAATTTGGATCGGCTAACCGAAACAGGATCAGTATTACTGAGTTCATACTAGACCTTGCTCTTGTATCCGATTGGTGTAATATCAATGGATGCTATACTATCTCGACAAGCTGCGTGCCATGCGGTAGCAGCGGAACCGCGTAAGGGTGGATCGAAATAGTAAGTAGCACCACCCGCAGACGGTGCGGGTAGAATCGCTTTCACGGTTCCACCGCTACCATCTTTGAGGGAAATGTCGGTTTTGGTTGTGGCGTGTCTGTTGTTGATAACGACGCCGGTTAAGTACACACGAATACCAGCGGCAGCAGCGGATACGATTGAGGTGTCAGCGGTGCTGCTAGTGATTGTGGTTGGTGTGGCGTCGATGTAGTCCGATGGATGGGCCGGAAAGTTACGAGTATAGACTGCACCATCTTCAGACGCGTAAATGTCGGTAGCGTCACCATCGGCCACTAACGTGATTCCAGACATCGACGTTTCAGCCTTTGCCCCAATCCGCACAGGATCGTTGGTTGCTGCCGAATCGTGAGCAGTCTGCCCAGTGTTGATGTTGACTAACGCTTTCAAATTAGAAGCGGTTGATTGCTTACACGTAGCTGAAAGTGCGTCTACATCGGTTGATACTCGAATGGACCCCGCTGGGCCTAATTGAACGATACCCTGTTGCCCATCCGTGAACGTTGTTGGTGTTGAGTTATACTGACCACCAATTGCTGTAGTTTTTGTAGCTGTAGCAGCGGCAGGTGTTACTGGAGCTTGTACGGTAGTTTGGTTAGTAGCTGTTGACGCACCTGAAGGTAGAGCTACTGATAACGTTGAAGCTTGGGATTCGATTCTTATAGATAATGGATTTGAGTTGTTGTAATCAGAACCATTAGCTTGTACGATATGAGCAACTATAGCTCCGTTACGGGTTACCCATAAGTATGACGCGTCACCATCGTCAACAGCAGACGGAACGGAACTAGAAGCATAGCCAGCCACAGGATGCGGATTAGCTGTTAAAGCCAATCCAACAGGCGTGGAACCTCCAGTCAACGTAGATACTGTAGTTATGTTCCAAGTTCCTTGCTGAGCTACAGGTAGACCAGCGGAACCAGTCACTAATGTTCCACCAACTGCAAGATTGGTTACGCCAGAGCCGTTACGAAGCATCCACGGAAACACAACATCATCGTCGGCAGATACATCTGCGGGAGCGGAAGCGTAAGCTCGACCACCAACCACTACGGGAGTTAGGTTGCTGATATTACTGTCGTGAGCAATACGACCTTCGATGGGCAGAGAAAGAAGCTGCGAATCGTCAATCGAAACAGAGACAGCACCACCACCAATACCAGTTACAGGTAAGCTGGCTATGTTGTAGTCGTCTAAGGTGACTGACAACGTACCTGCCCCAGATGTTACAGGAAGCCCACCACCGTTGCTGTTGCTGACTAGGTAAAAGTTACCACTACCTTCGTCGATATACCCAAGTTGAAGTCCAAGCGTAGGGCCAGGACCGGCGTTAGTGCTGGTAGCTGCGATTAAAATGGTATCAGTGCTGGATACACTAGCAGCAATCGCATCTAATACAGCATTATCTACAGCACCTAAATCTACAGTTCCGCTAACAGGAAATGTAGATAGCAATGTACCATCAGCTTGTGCTATGATGGAAACAGCGTAGAACACACCACCAATATCAACAAACCTAAGCGGTCCTATTGTATTGGAATCTGAGTTGGAGTATCGTGCGTTAAGATTGTCAGCCATTAGCCACCAACTCCCAAGAGAACTAGGTTACTTTTGTTTCCGGTTACTGGATCGTTGTAGGTTATGTCGAGTTTGGCTTGATTCGTTGAACCACCGCTATAGTCAGACCAACGACGGTTAATTCCACTACTGCTACCGTTGTCTACCCACACGATCATTAAGGCATTACCGCTAGACCAACCGCTACGGTTAACAATCTCTTGTACTGCCGAAGCAACGTCGAAGTTGAATCGTGTTCCGCTTGTAGTATTTAGTGACGTTGTTGGTGCGGTAAATGCTGTAGTTAACGCTAGGGCATCCAGAGCTGTACCGTCAGCAGGGGCACTTGGGTTATCCGCAGCGTTAAGGTGTATCTTCGTACTCCAAGTGGATGTGGAATCCGTATCTACAGCTACCGCTGAAAATGTTGCCGAAACGATTGTCGCATTCTGAGGTATTGTTGCACTAGCAAAACGATAAAAAATTCTTGTTATAAATGACCCAACGAATTTACCAACAACATCAACAGTAGAGTTTAACAAACCAAAAGTTGTACTACCGCAATCATCGTTAGCATTGCTACCTACTGTTAAGTTGATTGTTGTACTCATGGTCTTACTGTGTTTTTCATGGCGTCAATATGATTCTTAATGGATGTAATATCACACCGTATAGAATCATCTAGGCAACTTACTGTTTCTTCTGTTCGCTTTCTAGCTAGTTCACTTTCTGCTAACGAGTCTTGTACTTTTTTTGTGTGTTCCTTTATGATGTTATCACAATGCTTATTCCATGAGAACAAACGTTCAATCCTTTCGAGAATTGATAAGGCGTTCATATCATTCACGTTCTGCTCTTAATTCTTCTACTTGTTGTTTTAGGTATTGAACTTCAACAACAATAGCTGCGTGTTTCGTTTCGCAATCAAAATGCTGTTGACGAACAGTTTTTAACTCAGAAAGAATCTGATCGTTAGATGAACGAAGTTCCTGAACGGTTTTGGTGTAATTTTCTTTGGTTTCCCGTAACTCCCGCTCTACCCGCTCCAGAACCATAATTGGCCCCTCTTTAGCGGTGGCAGCTATATTTTTATCGCGATCACTGACAAGTCCCAGCATACCCTTGGCCCAATTGATACCGTCTTTACTTAGCCATTCGGCTATACGAATAGCCATATACCCAATCACACCATACATGGCTGGTGTGATTGGGTCGCTTATTACTGACGGCGTTTGTTCTGCTAATAGATGAATCATCACAAACCCGATCTAGCTGACATACAGCGAATGATTAGCGACGACGACCAAACAAACCGCGACGAACTCCACAACTACCGGAACTACAACTACCCTGGCTGTAGGACACCGGCTTAGCTGCCGCAGTAGTGTGGGGAACCCAAACTTGCATCGTCGTGCAACCACCACGCCCGCAGCTCTGCCTAGTTTCCCAGTGACCCGCAGCAGCGGGGGCTGCCGCTTTCTTTGGGAGAGTAGGGCAGACTTGGACTGGCGGCTCCGAAACGGGGACGATCTGAGTCGGTTTCAGATCATCGTTTTTCGGAAACAGCTCGGGAGTTTGGTCAACCGTATTGCAGACACAGTTTTCACAGTTGCACTCTTTGCATTCGCAAAGCGGCGAACGATGGATGATCTTGTCGATGATCGGTCGAACGACCGGACGCACGATAGGACTGGCGATAACGCGAGGTTTTGGACTCGGGGCCGCGATCAACAACCCGCCGATAATCAATCCGATAAATTTCCAGTAACTCATTTCATTTTCCTTTCTAAGTCTTACAAAAGTAACAAAGTCATTTTAGCACAATCGAACTATGCCGCCAGCATCAACGATGGTGTTTGTTGATAGATCATGTAGCCACCGCTGGGGGTGCCGCGACCTTCACGGAAGACCGCGTAGCCGCCATGACCGAAGCTATTCTTATCGCCGTAGCTATCTCCCCAGTTATTACGGATCAATAATCCGTAGCTTCCGCGTTCGATAACAACAGCACCAGCAAGAGATACAACGTGCGACCACCAGTTGTAAGACACAGTGCAAGGAAACCCGAGGAGCATCGCCGTGAAGAATTCATCGAAGCCGTTCAGTTCATAAGAATCGAGAGTCTTATGCAAAGCACGGTTCGCGATGATTTCTGGGTCGCGGTTTTTGCTTGGGGAACGATCAGTGTAACCCCAGAGTTTCGAGTCAACACAACCGTACTTGGTTGCGTACTCTACCGCGTCACCTTCGTAACCACCAGAGTTACCACCGCTGATTGGGCAGGCGATAGCCATAGCACTGAAACGAATGTAGTTTTTAATTCCTAGCTGCATTACGCGAGCTGTAGAAATCGCCTGCATTGTTCCAGCAGCCCAACACGTGGGGTATGAACCTTGATTGTCGCAAGGCCAATTCTGGTGGTCACGAATTTGCATCTTCTTCGCTTCAAGTTCCTTTACACGGTCGTCCCATTCACTGCGGGGGATCGTCTTGAAACTATCACCGAAGACCTTTGAGTATCCTCTGGAGTTGTGCCCTTCCGGTTTAGGAATAGCTGACAGTAAACGAGTTTCACCACCGACGACGATCTGCTTACCGTCACCGATTTGTGTTTGCCAGTTTGTGTCATCAACGATAAGCATTAGTCACCTCCAAGTTGTTTCAGTATTGCGATAGTCTCTGGTTCTTCTTTAGGAAGTTGCATCGACTTACCCGTTTTAGGATTGGCGGCTACCATCCACGGAAGCAAGTTAGGCTGTACAGCTTTCATTGCCTCTTGAACCCACGGAGCTGCTTTGTCAGTCGGTGTGTCCTTATCGAGAACGATGAACGAACCACCCTTACCCTCCACGTAGGCTTTTGCACCTAACGTGGATTTGATAACGGCTTGTTGGCCTGGAGTGTAGTTACCACGTTCTCTATTTTCTTCGACGATCAACACGGAAACTGGTGTGGTTGTAACGAAGGGAGGCGGATCATTGACGATGGGTAGGGTACACCCGCCACCAATATCATCACCAAGTATCAACCAACCAGCAATACAAGCCAGTAGTAAACGTACTACTGGAAATTTGTTAGTTGGTTCCATTAGTTACCTCCGTGACTGAGTTATCCATAAAGAATTCATGCTTGATAACTTGCATCGCTTTGATGCCTTCAACATTTTTCAAACGCTGAAAACGTTTATCGAGCAATTTCAAGGCACGAATTTCTTCGTCTTCGTTAACAGCTTCTTTTGTTGCCGTAGCTGTATTCCAATTGGGGAGCTTAAATCTAGTCCAAGCTGATTTCAGTTTGGTCAGTAGTGAGCTTACTTGAGGCCAGAACAGGATGACCAATAGTAACGCAAACCCAGCTAACTGCCTGTATTCATTTAATACGTGCATGGGGAGTATTCCGATTGGGGATTAGTTAGTAAGATTCTTAATATCTTCGACCCAGATGACTTCGATCAGTATGGTAACAGCTTGAAGAAATTCATCCTTCATTCCATTATCACCACCGATCAAGATGAACAACCAGTTGAGCCAGGGGTAACGAACTTTGATGAGCGGTTCAAACACATCGTAGAGCTTACCCGCGTACTCAAGTACAAGTCGTTTCTTCTCCGCGTTATCCACCAGACCGTTGACGATCAACATAGCCTGCTTGAGGAAACCGCGAGCGTACTCGATAAACCACGACAGAGAGACAGCCCTGGTTGGTCCGTCTTCTTTGAAGTTCCTTACGAGTTGTGCAAGTTTCGAGGTAATAACTAGGCGATCCATTTCACTGACCTTTCGAAAAGAGTTAAAAAAAAAGGCGGGCTACCGTGAAGTAACCCGCCCCCCTGAAATCGCCGCCAAGGCGAGTTTTTCCAATTGTTGGCTGCTGATTAGTAGATAACCGTGGCGTAGAACGTAGCGTACGGATTGCGGAGAATCGGCACCCAGTTGTCAACACCGATCAAATCCCAACCGGGAGGCAGGATCGTACGGTTTTTCCACGTGTGGAAACCGTGAACGTGCTTGCCAGGATCGACATAGCTTTCGGCCACGATTTCCGAACCTTCAGCACAACCCAACCAGTCCGAATCGTCGGGGGCTGGAGTTGCGATCATAATGTTGTCTGGAACAGTGAGCGATACTTGAGTCATATCGGTCACAGTATCAACATTATCACCGACAATCAATGTTCCATCGTAAACGATGAACTTATGCTTCGGCAGAGCACGGAAGCGAACAACGTAACCATCGGCTGCGTTAGCTTCCTCTTTACTCAAACCTTGGCCGGTGATCGATTCGAACACCGTGTTAGCAGTACCGGCCACTTGAGCCATGTAGTTGTTAACTTGCATCTTGGTGAACGTCGTCGAGTTGATCCAATACTCGGTCATTTCGAACCCGAGCAGCATCATTACTCGTTTACGGAAGTTCCACAACATGCCGGGGATGTCTGCGGACGGATCATCGAACGATTCGGTGAACGTTGCATCGCTGGTTCCGAAGGTTACTTGATTCAAGTTACCTGTGGGGATACCGTAGTCCACCGTGAATGCTGCGTTGGCGTCATTCGATTCGACGAGCTTCATATCGTCGCCTACGAACTTAACACCGAACCCGCCGCGGAACATACGCGAGAGCATGAATTCGCGACCGTTAGCGAACAGCCGAGTGAGCTGTTTCAACTGGCGTTCAATGTACTTCTGGCCCATTACGTCCAGCGGAGCATTCCAACCAACACCCAAGTCGCGAGTGTTGAAGATTTTGTCTTGCTCCAAGTGGATGCTGTCGTGCATACGCACCAAGGTAGCCGAGTTGTGACCAACCGGACGTTCCGTAGTGCGGGCCGGACCACTGTTACGCGGTTTGACCTTCGCAATTTTGCGGGTCGAGTTGAAGATGTCCCAACCAATTTCCGTACCCGTTACCCGATCAGTAGCGGTGGAACCGGGGGTCATCTTGTAGTGTTGCTGAAACGCCGAAATCGGCGACTTCAACTGACTCACCACAGAACGAATCGTCGGTGCTTGGAGCAGTTGATTAAGGGTTACTTCACCGGCCATGTTAGTTGCCTCATTTTTCTGGAAGGAACCACCAACTTATGTTGGTGGTGTTGATGACTATGTTAGTAAACCTATTACGTTGCGGTCGTGACAGTTTGGGCAGTAGCACCCAGGCCGAAGGCACTTGCAGTAACCATCCAACCAGTACCATCACCTTCGACAACAAAACGACCACCAATCTTTTCCGAAGCGGTAGAGAAAGCTACCGAATCTGCTGCGGCATCGTTGAACGAAATCATCGTGTCTGCGGTGCCGGAAGCTACAGTAACCGATTGGTCCGCGATAACGTGGAAACCGTATCGTAAACCTTTCTTCGCCGTAGTTGGCAACGTGAAGATCACCGCACCTGCTGCACCTCGGTTCGTGAACAACGTGTTGTTGTCCGCTTCGGTAACGGTGTAGTCGGCAGTCTTCGCAACGATGTCCACCCAAGGGAATAAGTTTGGGCGAGCAAGCTGGTACGTCGGGTCCATAAACAGGAACCCACGCTGTTGAGCTTGATAACGAATAACGTGTTCGTACGTTTCGCTAGTGATACCGTACGTGGTATTACCGGGGATGATGAGAGCTTCCGGCTTGAGCAAGCCGCGAATCATCACGTGGCCCAAGTAACGATCTTGGTTAGAACCAAGACGCTGCATGTTGAGCGGAATATCGAGCACACCGAAGATACGTTCCGAACCGTCAGTTCCGGTCGGGTTCCATTCCTTCAGTTTCTTGGTCGAGGTGACCATACCAAGCAGCAAGCCAGAACGAAGAATCTGGGTGTAGCTGGTATTACCAACGTCACGCGAAGCACCACCAAGCACGATGGGGAAGTACAGTTGGTCTTCCCGGCGACCGAACCAGAATTGATTTTCTTTGGTTTCAATTTGGCTACGCTGCCCCGGCAGAGCGTATGCACCGTCGTACGAGAAAGTCGTCATTTTTCAATACCTCTGAAAGACTTGTTAAAGATTTGGTGCGAGTTGCCGCCAGACCTCTTTGGAGGAAATTAGTTGCGGACGTTCTTTAGGAACTGATTGGCGATTTCCGCACCCTTGGCGTGGTCAATCACTTCAGCACCTTCGAAGAAACCTTTCTGCGGGTGACCAGCTTCGACAGCTCCAGCGGGCATTTGACCGCCCATGCTCATCAACACAGTGGCTACTGCGTTGGCTGCCTCTGGAGGAAGGTTTGCGAACGCCGAAGCAGGCAAGCCAACCATCGTGTTGTGGACACTGCCGGTTTTGGCTGGGGTAGCTTCCAAGGCTACGAGCAAGGTATCAATTGCTGCGGGAGCCGGTTTACCATCGGCACCCAACGACATTTGAAAACCTTCCAGTGCGGGTTGAAGATACGATTTGGCGTAGTCTTCAGTAACGCGACCGGAACTGATAAGAGCAGCGATGCGGGTGGCTCGCTTCTCGCGTTCCAAGGTCGTCACATAACCGCTGAGAATCTTGTTGGCATTCTCGTAGCCGGTCAGTTGCGACATAACCACAGCGAGTTGTTCTTCGGTCGTTTTAGGAGTCTGGCTCATGGCTAGTGACGCGGATTGTTCTACCGCGTTCCTTGGGGGTTTAGTGGTACTGATTGGTTTGCTCGGCTGTTGAGCATTCGGATCGGGTGGAGGGGTTGGAGGTGCTTGTGTTTGAGTTGGTTGCTTCGTGCGTTGACGAGCGGCAACGTTCAAACGATCAGTGAAGTTTCCTTCGTTGGTGTCATCGGGCAGATCGATGTTGATTGCTGGGTCACGAAGGATTTTGATTAGCTGGGCGATGATCGAACCACCAGCTTCGGTCACTTCAGCGGTTTCGCCTGGAGTGTCGTCGTCTTCCCCTTCCTCTGGCTTTTCGTCATCGGTGTTGCCGATGTTGCCCGAGAGCTTATCGGCAGCCATAACTACCCGCTGGCTCATGGCTACAGCGATGTCGTTGCCGATTGGTTGGAAGTTGGATTGTCCCGGTTCGATGGCGTGGGTGACGAGAGCTACGTGCATTGGCACTTCACCTTCGTATTTCTCACCAACACCATCGAGATAGTTGGGTCTAACGTAAACAGATGTTTCTTTAACCGTCTTGCCAACTTTGTAAGCGAGACTGTTTGGGTCTTTGGTATCACCGTCGATGTTGAATACAGCGACTAGTGAGGGAACACCATCGATAGTCTCTACAGCGAGTTCATCAACGAACCCTGCATTGTTGAGAGCGGGAGGTGACCCGTCGTTACCCATACGGATCGGCAGGCTGTTTTGGTTGTCGTGATCGAAGGGAGCCGGGATCAAGTAACCTTTGCTTTTCAGCTTCTTAAAGTTGTTGACCCAGTTGTTGAAGCGTTCGGCAGTGAGAATAGCTTCTTGACGACCACCCTTTCCGTCGCCCACGACGTACTTACCGGCAGTCGTTACTACTTTTCGAAAGCGTGCCATGAGTGTTTTGCGGTTGGCGAAGGTTTCAGTTGTTCTGAGTGAGTCACTATGCTATGAATTTATACATGCTGAAGAAGCACACAAGAGGTTTTTAAGAATTAGTCGGTCACTTACAGACGGGGAGAAACCTAGGTCATGGCTATCAACTTCACTAATTTATTCGAAGATGTTGGCGAATTTGTGGACCGTGTAAATGAATTTGCTGGGTTCGTTACTACGATTGGCACTGGATTGTCTGAAATTGAGGCCGACTTGAGTTCAAACGGCACTTATCAGATTTTGGATGGTGAGGAACCACGACATACACGGTATCGACAACAAATTCTGAGTTGGATCGACCAAACTGGAGGCAAAATACAGGAAAGAATTCTGGACAAAGATACGGTTCGGGATGAGCTGACGTTAGGCAACGTTGTGGATTTTGCGAAAGTTATCGAAGCTTTCTACGCAGCTATGGTAACCGCTGGAGAATCTATTACTGCTAACGTGGTTAGCTTCGGTGGTGTTACTGCTACACTTGTTAATAGCTCGTCAGGTGCTTATGCTTACCTTGATAAGGTATTAGATGGTGTTAATCCTCCGCATACAGGCTATCCTGTTATCGCTTCTTATGTTGATGAGGATTCGCAATTAGCGTTGACTGATTCGATGTCTCTGGTGTGTATCGCAGACAGCGAAACGGATGGTTTGACGGAAGGGCAGGAACAGCTTCAGTGGAGCGGGAAACCTACTGCCGGTCATAACTATCACTGGTTGGACTATGGTAGCGGAACCGGCCCTATTATCACACCGATTCAAGCTGGCGGGTTGATGTTGAATATGGAGTTTCAAGACTTCACTTCGAATCTGCCCGATAGTTGGGATTTGGATGCGGGAACGGTTGTTACCCACGTCGATGACGATACGAGTAACTTCAAACGAGGTGATACGTCGCTCAAGTTTACTGGGGATGCGGCTCAAGCTTCGATCCAGATCAGCCAAACCAATTCGTCGTTCACTCCGCTGAAACGATACGTTGTTGGTTTTTGGGTGCAAGGGACTGCGGGCACTTCGTCAGGCACACTGACGATTCAGTTTGAGGGTACTGGCTACACGGCAGGAGCAACTGAAAAGATCACGATGAATGCTGCGGCACTGGCTGCGGCAACGTCGTTTGTGTTTAAGCAGTTCTTTGTGAACATGCCCGCTCAAATACCGGATGACTTCGCGTTGGTGATTAAGTGGACTGGAACACCTTCAGCACACTCGTTGTATATCAACGGTGGTGGTATGCAAGAGGCTAAATACTTCAACGGTCATACGTTAGTGGTTACTGCCGGTAGTGCTCCTATCTTGCGTGGAGATAAGTTTACGTATACAGTAACTAACGATTACGCTGGTGTGTTTCAGACTGCGTTTGCGAAACTGTTAGGGTTTCAGTTGCCTACTAGCGGTTCGCCTACCCAAGCTGATTCACTCGCGACGTAGTATACCCCTCCGTAAAAACTTTGGTAACTATATACTTGGCTCATCAGGACTTACCGTGATTACTTCTTGGGCTTCTTTGCTGATTTTTTGCGCCGTGGCTTGGCTTTCGCCTATCCACTCTTGGCGATGTTGCTCGAACCATCGCATTTAGCCAGCCCCCCACATAATCAGGTCGATGATCTTCCAGATCGCCAGCGGCACGCTGACGAGAAGGAGCAAGAATCCCCAAAAGACAACGGTAACAAGCCCCGTAATGTCGGGCAGATTGTTGAACATGGGGTTAATTCCTCGCGGCGGTGGAACGCAACGGCCAACGCAACGGCATGTCGCTCCCGTCGTCATTGCCGACGACGCGAATCGACAGCCCCAGGCCGTGATAGTCAAAACAGGCCAACAGTACCCGGCCAGATCGCGCGCTCTCGATTCGCACGCGCTGCCACGTGCCATCAGGCCACTGGACCTCCATTCCCGTACCGGCGTGAATTGGTTTTCCGTTGCAATGCCAGCGGTCGTCGATCCATTCCATTTCCGTTCCCCTAAAGTAGCTGCCTAATGATGAGTCAACTACCTAATTCTAGCAACAGTGTCCGATGTGTCAAGCATATAGTTACCAAAACTTTAGATGAAGTTGTAGTCGGCCCACGGTTCCCCAGTGCCCATAGCTGGGGATTCACCGAACGGATTGGAAATGATCGAGGGACCATCTTCACCGATGAGGTTGCCGATTTCGGGGTCGTCTTGGGCTTCCATTGGGGCGGCTTCCCAAGATACGTCGTTTGCTGCCATGCTGATACAGTCGATTTGATCGTCGGTTTCGTAGGGGTGAGCTGTCCACGTGAATAACTCGTCTTCGAGGATTTTGAGCCAGGGAGGGCCAGGGTGCTCGGGGAGCCAGATTTGACCTTTCTCCGCTCGGATAAGAGCATCGGTAGCACGGTTGAGTTTATCGGTGTGTGGGTAGGTCGGTTTGACTGGCAGGCCAGCTTTATTGAGAGCTTGGTAGACAGCCTTACCCACGCCGGAAGCTTCGCAGATCAAATAGACCGGATGCCAGCGTTTGTAGACTGCTTTGGCGAATTTGAGGATGTCTGGAGCTTCAACGTAGAGTCGTACGTTGTCTAGTAATACTAGGTTGTAATCATCGGTTAGTCCGAACGTCATAATGACGGTATAGGACTTATCCATTTTCTTATAGCGGTTTTCATCGCCTGGGCCTTCGCGAGCTGATGCTGCTGGATCGATGACGGTGAAGATACGTTGGAAGTCTGAGAGCAGGATACCCTTCGCGGAGGGGCCGAGTACGTAGTATTCGTTGCGACGGTGGTAGCGACGTTGAGCGAACCACGATGCTTTATAGCGAGAGTCGAGAGAGGCACCCCAGTCGCCACGGCGGAGTTGAGCACGCGTGATCGGGTCGAGCTGTTCCAGAGACTCACCGTACGACTTCTGATCTACGTAGGCGTTGTCGTCAAGCGTGGCGGGGATGTAGGGACGTTCTGGGTCTTGGCCTAGATAGAAGACTTCCCCGTTGACTTGGGTGGGTTCAATACGGAAGCGGTTCTGCACCCACTTATGGCCGGTGCTGCCGGGGTTAGAAGCGGAACGCATACGCTCGGGGAGATTTTTACGGACTTGGCACCAAGGGCAGTTGTCGTTGTAAACGGGTTCCTTGGTTACTGGGTCTAGGTTCGGGTGCTTCGGACAGACTTTTTTACGAAGACGTGAAAACATCCATGTATAGTCGTTAAGTGTATGGTGGGTTAATTCGTCGAATCCGCAGAACTGAAATTCCGCTGACTGGTAACGTTCGCGAGCGGAACCGTTACCGATGTACCCAAACACGACTTTCGACGGATCACCGGGAGTACCGTCCGGTTCTTTGGTGGGAAAGTAGTAGGTGTGTTCGCTGGCGACGTAGAGGCAGTCTTTACCAGCCAACCACGTGTGGGCACGGTCGAGCAGTGATTGGGGGAGTTTCAGTTCGGAGAGCGTTTTGCGGAATAGGATAGCCGCGTAGCCAGGAACGTCTACGTACTGGAGAGCGGCCATTAAGAGGGCGTCTGACTTACCACCACCGGCTGCCCCGCCATAGAAAGCTTCCTTGTGGGGAAGCATTAGAAATGCCGCTTGTTTTGGTTGCGGCGTGTGCGGGATGTAGTCTGACCAACGTAAGGCGACAGATTCGGACATCTTTAGGCACTCTTGAAAAGTGTGTATATCACTTATCAATTGTACCAAAAGAAAAACCCCTCGCAACCTTGCAGGCTGGAGGGGTTACTTGGTTGTTTGAACAGAATTGTTACCACGTGTTCCAGCGAGAGTTGTGTAGCCCATTAAAAAACCGAGACAACTCTGTGATAACGTGCTGGTCATTTGACATTACGATGGATTGACCTGTGTATATAGCGTCAGTAATAAGCTGGCCACAAAAACCACCACCACGGTAAGGCATGGAATGTAGCACTTGAAGCGTAGTTAACTCATCGGCTATATACTCAGTTTTGGTTAGGCCAGACTTTCCAGGGTCCAGCCATTCTACCGTGATTTTAGCTCTACCACTCTGCATAACCGATCCCATTATTATTCTTCTCCAGTAGTGTCTAACGGGTTTTTGGTGATTTCGACGCGGATTAATACCCTTGTCTCGCCAAGGATTACGGTAGGTATACAAACCATACCATTACCGTAGTGACTAGTGAAGTTGGTTTGACGAGCTTTGGCGATGTCGTTTGTGTCCGCATCGAAGTTAATGACTTCGTGAAAAATACGATTCATTAGTTATATACTTTCGTTGATCTAGCTCTACGAATAGGGAGGATGTAATAACTAATTTTGAAGTTTTTTGTGTGGAGAGGGCGAGCTAGAAATCTGCACTTGAACATTTGAGCTTCACAAAACTCAAGGGTTCCTGTAGCTACGATTTGCTGCCTACCACGATAACGTTTCACTAGAGCGAAGGTATCCATTATTCAACTTTCACCTTTCCTTTGGTGCCGTGACGGTCGCAGAGGATTTCCACCATCTTGTCGGCCAGATCGTAGATTTCGTTGATCCGCTGGGCTTGATACTTCTTATTGTCGAGGAAAGCGGGGTTCGCCATGAAACAGGAGAACAAGGCACCTTGAATTGCTGCGGTATACATTTCGTCGATGCGGAGGTTGCGGGATAGCTCCATAGGAAGTTTGGCCCGCTCGGGGTCGATCAGAGTGACAGAGGCTTCCAGAGCTTCCAGACGTTGCAGCAGTTGCTCGTTCATCGCTTGGAGGCTGGCAACCTTTGTTGCGAGCTGGTCATTACTCTCCGCTAGGCGGGGAATGTCGTCTACGGTCCAGAGCGGACTTGACGGCACTTCTGGTGTCGAAGCGACGGATGGGGATGTGGATGTCTTCGCCATTTTCTAACCTCTTGATCTTGTTGTAGATTTCAGCCCTATGGACTTGAACAGATTTTGGAGCTTCGATTCCGATACGAACTTTATCCCCGCGAATATCCAGCAAGGTGATAATAATGTCATCACCTATACAGATTGATTCATCTTTTTTACGCGTCAATACTAACACTAGCCACCTCCCTTGCATCGTTTTGCTGTCCAGTCGTGAGCGTCCTGTACCCACTTCGGCTCCCAGGGAAATGCCAACAGTGGGTGAATCAGGAAGTTGTGGACAAACTTCCAGAAGTACCACCAGAAGTCTCGATCCATCTATCGAATCCCCCCCCGGAATCGTTCTAAGTCGGGATGAGTCAAATGGATAGTTACCTAACATTTGGTCATCCTTGTAAAAAACTGGGTGGGTAGGAGTTTAACCTACCACCTCCACTGGAGAACTGGCGTGCGATTCATACACTACACCCAGGACTAATAAGCACTAAGCTGGTTGGTTACCAGTTGTAGCTTCTTCGTGTGCGTTGAGCTTGTTCTTTTCCCAATCGCGTTTCTGAACTTTCTCCCAGACTTTCTCAACATAAGTGAGTAGTCGATAGCCAGTCATACGCATGAGGAACATGAACAAGTCTTTAACACATTTGAAGACTTCCTTTCGGTACTTTTCAGGATCGTCGAAACCACGAATGCCTTGGTTAGCTTTCAAGACCACGTGGGCAAGACGACCGACATAGATTGCCATTGCCGCAGGACAATCCTTCGGTTCGATTCCGGCTAACCCAGCTTCACGAAATTCACTGTTCAGAACTTGAATCCGCAAAGACTCACGAATGTCGTCAACAGTGACATACAAGCTGAACGGGGTACGATTGCAGAAATCCAGCATAAAGATAATGGCGTCAGCTACAGCATCAACACTATCGTTGTCTTCTGTAGGTTTACCGTTAACTCGACACGGATCGATTTCCTCTGGTTTGTAATATGCTTCCGCATACTCGCCAGTTTCTTCTACAATACCCAACAGTGAAGACAAGTTACCGAGTGGGTATCGGGTCAACTTGGACTCATTACCGTCAAGACCGCCGAAATTGCGGAATGCCCACTCGCGAACGCCATCTTGCAATCGAACCAGACGAGCGTTAATCACTTCAGGATCGAGGCAGATCAGATCAGCTTTTTCGATGTCGTCGTCTTCTGCCAACATCTTTTTGGACGTTTCGAGAACCTTTGCGTATCTCTCGTCGGAATTAAACGTGGCGTTCACTTTTTCGGTGATTTCACCGCGAAGCTTTGCTCGTTCTTTCACCGAAGGAATACGCATACCTAACAGTTTGTTAAGCATACTCATAGCTTCATCGTTCATAATACTTTCCTTGTGTAACGAAATCAGGGGTAAACTAACTACTACTCTTTGCTCCGTGCCGCGTTCCTTTCTTTGGGGAAGAGAATTTGGATTCGGGACGCGTTTTACCTTCTACGATGCGGACACCGTAAACCAGTATGTAAGTCTTATCGTGATCCACGCTGGTGTAAACCCAGTATCCGAGAGCTGATCCCCACTGGTGGAGCTGGGTGGTCAGTACGGTCGGCTTTTTTTCAGCGGGGATGTCCTTACCGAAGACTAGCTTGGTAGGGCGAGTGGGTGGACTCTTAATCCATTTGTCCCAGGGGTATTTCTTCCGTGAACGGTGCTTCCCTGTTTTGGGGTTACCCGATTTTGCGGTTGAAATGGTCATAAGGAACTCAGCCTAAAGTTTTTAACATTCTGAACTTCCTCCATTTTATCTAAGGATTATGAGATTTACAACACCTTAGCTAGGTTTTCCAAGGCGACGATTTGCTTGCGGGTCGGCCAGCCTTTGGTTACTGGCAGAGAGAAAACTTTTTGGTTTTGTATTACTTGGTGGAACTGTTCAGGTGTGTAGCCGCCAGCAAGGTAACGCTGGACATCAACGTTGTTCAATTTTACTGAGGTGATTGAACAACCATCGGAGTCTACGTTAATCCTGCGTGATAGCGGACCTAAACTAGCGATTGGGTAAAATGCTCCCGGCTTTAGGTCTATCGTTAACTTCGGGAATATACGCCAACCGCGATACTCCAGCCAGTCGAGGTCTGCCGGGGCATCTGGGTCGTCGATGTGGTTCGCTAGGTAGTTCGCAGCAAGTTGGTAGATCGTTGAATGCTCCTCTGCGTTTCCTTTGAACACTCTGTTGTATTCAGAGTTTTTATCAACGATTTGCCTTGCACATTCTAGTAGGTCGCTAGACATAGAGCTTATGCTTTCTTTAGTTTAATAAGTTGGTATGACTTCTTCACGATAAAGAAGTTAATGATGAACGCCAAAGGCAATACTGTGATTGCCCAACTAAGGTCTGTTTCGCTGCTTGAGGAAGGCCAAAGTAAACAAGCGGTTACCGCTATAACCAACACAGCGGTCACTAGTGATAGGATTACTGTTCTCATTAGTGCAGTTCCCCTGGCGGAATAACGTGGAACACTTTCATCCAAAAGTAACCGATGATCGTGGCGATAATAACCACTGCGACAACTAACTGGAGCATCGCTTTGCTGGTGCTATCCATTATCCGGCTCCGGTGTGTATTGGGTTATTGCTTGTTTGTAGTTAATCGGATTACGAAATCCGTAGAACTTTGTATCGGGAGTGGATTGGGAGCGTATGGTCTGTTCTAGCTCTGGAGTCCAACGACCTTGGAGGTTTGGGATTTGGTTACCAGCGCCATCGAACACCATCAACATCCCGTTGTCTCACTTGTAAACATGAGCTGGGCGGGCCATTAGCTTACTCCAGGGTTTTGTATATGGTTGTCTGGTATTAGTTCAACACATATAACGTCGCCTATTCGATAGGCTGCTACGTTTGAGTTGCCGATCTGAAATGAAATCCAGCCACTACCTAGGGTGAAGCTATCGGCTCGAACGATCAGCTCCATTTGTGATTGCGAGTCCTTACGCTTCGGCGTGTTCGTGAAAAAGACGCGGAAAGCTCGTTTCGGTTCAAAGCGGGCCATAGGAAGACTCCAGGGGTGTATACCCCTCTGTAAAAACTTTTGTGGGTTGGAGCTGTAAATGCAATCCAATGTCACTAAAGTTTTTACGGAGGGGTGTACTTGGGTGAAAAAAAGAGCGGAGCAAAGAGACTCCTAGATGATAGTATATACTACCTTATATAAGGTATATATACACACTACCCCGTAGTTCAGTCTAGTTTGTTTTTTCTCCGCTTTCAACAGGGGTAGAGAAAATTCTACCCAGGTTAACGATCTTGGGTGCTAGCACGCTATTTCGCGGCAGCTTTCTTTTTCCCCAAAGAAGTCGTCAGCTTCAGGCGATCAGAGGCAATTGCCCCGCGTAGGACCGTCACAGCACGACTGCCGACGAGTCCAGCAGACTTTGCCCCGGTAGCCTTCATCACTTGGGAAGCGGTCACTTCGCCGTTCAGGAAGCTTGTGTACAGCTCGATTTCGTCGTCCGTAATCGGCTTTCCGGCAGCAGCTCGCGTGACCTTGACACTCTTTGCTTTTTCCAACAGACTCATAACAAATTCCTTAAAACAGGGAGTTGACACGGACACTACTTCGCGTCCGCTCGAATCAAGCCCATAACGTAGACGTTGATTGATTGCTTGTTGCCCCACGCCTTATTTCGTAGAGCCTCATATTCTACACGATTCATACGAATCGTTGCTACTGCCAGCTTCTCTTTGGGGAGATTAGCTTCGGCAGTCATGTTGGCTACATCCAACGTAGAAGCTGGAATGTAGCCGTTAATGTATTCGTGTGGCATTGTGGTTATACCTCAACAGCGACAGGGGCGGGAGTACGCTGGAACTGCTCGCGGAAGAATTCTCGTTCCTTCGTCAGATACTCAGCAATACGTGCCTTCGTTTCTGGACGTTTCAGGAAAGCGACCATTCGACGCTTGGACTCGCTATCCGTACGCCGAACAGTACCAGCATCCACTAACCGCACAGCAAGCTTTTCAGGATCAAACTCGTAGTGGACGAGATTTGTGTAATCCCAACCGTTGGTGCCGATCACTGTGCTGATGGTGTGCAGCAAACCAGTCATTGTCAGCTCCCAGCAACCTTTATCGCTGCGGAGAGTAATGTCATCGAGCACTTGGTTAGTGTAAGCAACCAATACTTCCCGATTCTCGTCAAATACTTTGGCGTATTTGTCGATTAAACCTTGGGGTTTTCCGGTGGCTTGCCCGATCAAAGCGAATAGGTCACTAGTCGCCATGATTTTCTCGCCGGTCATACCCTCCAGATAGTCCTTACCGTTATCGGCAGCCATCTTGTTGAGAGTGTGAAGAATACCAAGCTTAACGCGATCCAGGGGGTTCTCAGTCATTACAGCATTCCTTGTGAGAAAGAAACAGAAACAGAACAGTCAACGTAAACGATAACACTTATCAAGTCAACACCCTATTCAGGACTTGGATTGATTTTCTCTAGGTCACTTTCCTTTCCGATCAATTTGCCGAACCGATAGATTTCACCGTCCATGACTAAAGCGTACCCAGGTTCGTCATTGATCGGTTCACCATTATCATCGCACTGATCCATAGTGCATAAAGCCTTTACACTAGGGATAGCCTGAGTGCTAATAACCCAGTAGCATTCTCCGTTGAACTTAACTTTATACGGTTGCATGTTTTTGTCCTTTCAATAGAGGGGAGTATTCCTTGAGTTTCTTTGCTTTGGTAGGAATGAACATTACTTGAAACGCACCGAAAGCTACATACCGCTTAGCGACGCGGTAGGATACTAGTTTGTATCCGGCAGTCTTCAGTTTGGTTAGGTATCCTTTGAACCATTTTCTGTACTGTTCCACTGAAGTGAAAGCACAGCGGTAACCATCTGAACGGATAAGCTGTTTCAGTGGTAACCAGTAACAATCACGCGAAGCTACAGGGTGGTCACTACGCTCTAAATAACTATGTGCATAATCTAGCTCATCAGCTAGTTTAGTAGTTAAGTAGTAGGGACCACACCCATTAGCGTCTTCCAATCGGTAAACTATCATCTACATTCCTTTCAAGATGACGTGAATTAGAGTAATGAGTATCGAAACTATGGCGGCGATTACGTGGATGTATGTCGGCATTAGTTAAACCCAGGGTGTGTTCTTTTAAGTTCTCCTATTGATATTTCGTCCAACCCGCGACCGTGAGCAATGATTCGTATAGCGTCACGTAACGCGGCTACGTTAACCCTCAAATTGTTGTACGCATCTGGCGATTTGTCTTCGAACTTCATGGCATCCAACAGAAGCATCATTCCAGATAGGTACGCTTGATCGAATTGTGTATTTTCCTTTGTCATCGGGTGGGCTTCGAGCATTACAAGGTGGTTTTCGAAGTGCTCAACATAGTGTTTAACAACTTCTTGATACGTAGCCATTTGTTTTTCCTTACAGCATGGTGTTTCTGATACGAGCAGCATCGAGTTGTTCGATACGCTTCTCTAATTCGCTAACCTTGGATTCTAGTTCTAGCGTGTGCTGGTGCATCATCAATTTTGCTTCGTGGTTGATTACACCAAGCTCAATCATGGACTTCATCTGCTGTTCTAAGGCAGCCACACGCGATTCGAGATTACTCATGTTTGAGACTCCTAAAAGACTCCTGTAGCCGAACGATTTGCTTGTACATCTCAGCTTCCGTAACATCGTCGTCAACAGGGATAGTTGGGTCAACGGCTGTTGCGGTTGCTAATCCTGCTGGTAAACCAGCGGCCCAGTTCATCGCGTTAATCATACCCATAAGTAACGCGAACTGGTAACTATTCATGTTTTCGGTTGACATCCGTTTAACAATAACTTCCTTACCTTTAATGATTTCTTCAACTGTCTTCATTACGCGTTACCTCCGAGTGATAGATTGAGATTTGTGAGCTGCCGTTCAACTTCCTCCAGGCGAAGCGATAACCTTTCGATGTGCCCAGCCAGAAAGTCCAGTTGGGCGTTTATCTTCGTTTGCGTACCGTTCACCTTTTCCTCCAAAGAATCAAGGCGATCTGTGAGCAATGGATCGAACATAGTTGGTTCCTCCTACCTAGTTGAGTCGAACGTCTGGAGCTACTTTAATGCTGGCTCCGTGATCTTCGGCGATTTGCTGGATTGCCTCTAAAACGGCTTGCTGGTTGTAACGTAGGTCTATGGGTGAAATATCGTCTTTGATAACCAGCCCAGAGATTCCCGAATACATACCAGCCAGGAAATGACCGAGCGGAGGAGTTTCTTCGTTATCTAATCGCTCGTAGGGTTTAACGATGATTTCTTCAAGGTCAAGTTTTAGTTTTCGTACAAGTTGCTTGTAGTTGATCTTAGCCATTGTTATTTACCTGTAATCTGCGGGGATGATGAGTGTATAACCGCAAGCCGCTAGTGAGGCTCTGAAACGGTTCAAATTGTCTGTCGTGTGTTGGTTAACTAAATCCCACTCAAAGAGCGTAAACGTCTTCGCTACTTTGTTAACCAAGAATATGCACCTAATCGCGGGCCAGCCGTAAACAGCACTATCGGTGAGCATATCGATTAGCCCATTAGTCCAACGAAGGTCATGTTGCGTGGGCTTGTATGTTTCCATATTAGCGGTTCCCTTTGTTATAGGAGCGATTCAACTCACCAGTCTTGTGGTTGATTTCCGTCTTGTGTTCGTCGTCGCAAACGTACTCAACCTCGTAGTTGTCGAACGAGTCGAGCTTGGCCTGCTTTGAGCAGACCGGACAGACGATGCTTTTTGCTGGCGGTTGCAAACGCGGTTCAGCACAACCGGAAAACATGATGACTGCGATTAGCAAAAACTTTCTCATTTCGTTACTCCTAGGGGTTATTGAGTCGTCGTTCTGCGTCACCAAGACGCGAGCGAAGGGTAAGGACTTGTTGTTTCAGATCGGCGATTTGACTTTGAAGCTCTGTCAGGGTTACGCATACGTGGCCTAGGCTTAGTTGCAAAGCTGTCTGCGTTTTGGTCAGTGATTTCCGCAAGTCGTCTGTTGCTTCTTCGAGGTCTAAAATTCGACGTTCCATGTTAGCGTTCACGATTGTTTTCCTATTAGTTATCCTTTGAAAACGTGCCAGACAAAACCACCTTGCTGTACAGTACCGATGTATTCACCTAGTGGGTTCATCGACGGTATACTGTGACCCGTACCTACGATACGGATAGGTTGAACAATTCGTTCAGTGTCATCATCTATCAAGGCCCATACGCAAATAGTATCACGTTGTACTTGAACACTGAGTATCTTGTGATCCTTTGGAATAGTGATGTACTGGCTTTCATTTAGCTCCAGAGGATACTTAAAAATACGCTTGGCCATGTGTTATCCTTTGTTGTGTACGTCAACTGTACGATAAGTGTTATTGGAAGTCAAGCACCAGTTAAATTATGTGTTTAATAGGTCTTCAACAACTGGTCGTAACTTTTTCAATGCACGTTTCTCGATCTGTTTGATACGCTGGCGAGTCACATTGAACTTGGTACTGATTTGTTCCAACGTGAATCCGTGCATTCGATACCAGACAATCTTGCGTTCCCTCGGATCAGATAAGTTGAACACCAACTGGCATAGATCGTCCCGCCGATCAGGCGTTAGGTTATCGTCGTCCCAGTCGTGCTCGTAGCTTCTCTTTTGGGGAGAATACAAGGCCAGTAATCGTCGTCGTCGCTTTAGCTCAGTTCGCAAGTTGCCAAGGTACTGACGAGTGCAGGAAAGCAGAAACGTGGGTAAGCTCGCTCCACGATCTGGTTGCCATGCCAAGGCTGTTGACACCATCCGGTCGTGCAATTTGTCTCTGATGTACGAAAAGGGCATGATTAGCTTGTCGGTCAGGTACAGATTGTTGCTCGCGATGTAGTTAACAAGTCGCTCGATCAGCTTCGGCACGTCTTGAGCTTCCGCGTAGGAAGCTTCACGCAACGATTTGTTCAACTTGAGTTGAACTGGGTTTCTAGCCTTCGCCTTGTAGACGAGAGCTTTCTGGTGTTTGAATTTGCCGTACATGGCTAGTCCCCCGTTCCAAGCTCGCACTCATCGATGGGGTCCAGTGCCTCTGGAATTTCAGGGTCGGTAACGATGTTCGTGTCTGGGTCAGTCATTTCATTTCCTCCAAAAAAGTGAGTGTGCGTCAACAACGAAAGGAAGCATACGATAAGTCTTAGAAGATGTCAATGCAGGCTAGAAATAAAAATCGAGCAGTACGGTTAAGTCGATAAGTATTCTTTAGGAGTCCCGAAGAAGTGGAACCCGTACAGAGAGCTAGTGCCGGATTGGACACGTGCCTACCCCGGCCTATTACAGATCATCAATATCCATCCACAAAGCTATGCAGATGATGATTAGGTAGTAGTAAAGAAATATGTAGAACATTGGTGAGAGTGCGTAGAGAGTGTGTGTAGAGAGCGTGTGTAGAGAGCGTAACTGAAGGATTCAGGCGGAGCACCCCCCAGTCACGCCGTACTCTCCAGGTCTTGCTCAGCACTGGCTCACCAAGTCTTAAAGAGTTGCTCACCGAGCATCGACGACTTGTTCAGCATTGGTACGGCGTACCGTTATGATTCCGGCAGCCTCCAGAGCTTTTAACGCATCTCTCTGAACTTCTGAAGAAAGAATGAGAACGTTGTTGGTAACGTTGTTCGGAGTTGTTGATGAGGGTACGGCGTTGTTTTCATTTGTTGGTGAATAGTCATCGGATAGCAGCGACCGCGATGGGCCTTTTAACCACCCCGCTGGATTCCCCTTTCTCACCTCCACCTCCGCCAAAGCACTCGCCCCCCCAATTGCCGCAAACAACTCATCCCCTAGCTTACGGATCAGTGGCGTAGTATCTCCCATCTTGTACCGTCTCACCCATTCCCGCCAAGTGGTTTCGGACAACCGCACGCAAGCAGCAGCGGAGCTAGGAGAAGCTCCCGCGGCAATTAGGGCGACGAAGTGGCGATAATGCTCGTTGTCGTCACGCACAAACGTAGCAAGTGACCAGCCACGCCTAGGCTTAGAAACGCTAGGCAATGCGTGATTCTCCGGCGTTTCAATTTCAAACTGTTCAGAACTTTTAACCGACTTTGTTAACCGCTTTTTAGCCATTGCTTCCCCCTTTCCTATAACCTTATGGGATTGTTCTAAGCTAGTCAACAGCAACAAAAAAGCCCCTAGTTACTCACTAGGGGCCGAAGTGGTTTGTTCTTTGGGGAAAGATCAACGGTCAAACGTTGATACGCTCACAACTAGAAAACCTAAAGCGTATAGGGCTATGGCTTGCCATAGGTTGAAATTGACAGCTATAGCAACAATGGTAAATGCTAGTAATGCTGCCCTATACATTAGTGCGTACTCCCACTATTCAGCAGTGATTTTACTTTGGCTAATACGGTTTTCGGAATTCCTTCTAGTAGCTGCAAACCTTCTTTGCGTAGGGCCTCCCATCGGCGAAAACCCATTAGCGAGTCCTCGCTGATTCCGTGCGAACGTGCCCACCGTTCAAACTTGGTGTTATCTACCGCAGTAAATCGTTCTGGAAACGTACCGAAAATGAACTGCCCTACCGTAGGCTTATCTAGTGGAACTGTAGAAATGACGTGCGGCCTAGTTGGGTGCACAGTCGCAATTACCTTTCGACCATAACGAGCGGTCAGCTTGCGGCATGAGTCAATGGTTGTACTGCTGATTGGTCCAACTATGATTAGGTCGCCTGAATATCCGTAGCGATTAAGTATGATATCTTCAGCAATGCGTTTTTTTCGATAGCATAACTCGCCCTGGAACTTGACGGTCTGCGCGTCTGTTTGGGGTAAAGAGGAAATGAATTCACAATCGAGCGTGAAACCTAGATCGGTATAGCGACACATAACAAAATCTCCTGGTTAGAACGGGTTAACTATGTCGGAATCATTAGGTGGATTGATTAGGGTTAACGTAACACGGTAGTTACCGCTAACAGTCTGCGAGCAGATCAATAGTCACTGTCCACAACTTCCACACGGCATTTTCTCCTCTTTCACGTCCAGCATAGGAGCGACTATATCGCCAGCTGCTAGTCCGCAAGCAGGACAGAGAATCGGAAGCTTAATCGGCTTGCCCCTGCCAAAGTGAGGTTGTGAACGTCCGCAGTAAAAACAATAGTCTGGCATGGGTCACCTTAAACTGCTGAGATAGCTTTACGAAACTCGTCGCGGCAAGTAGTACACCAGCCGCGTGCGTCGGTATCGGCAAGAGGTACAATTTCGCCGCAATTCTCGCAGCGTACTTTTTCAACGTACGTAATCACTGGTAAAGCTTCTAGCTCCGTTGCCTTTGCTTTAGCTTCCGGTGGTGCCTTGTTTAGTTTCGACGCTATAGTGGGCTGCTGCGGCGACGTGGCGGCATTCTGTGACTTGCTTTTACCCGAGTTCATTCCCCGATAGCGATATCTGCGTGATTCGTTGTCCCATTCCCAATCGTCGGAATAGTAAAACCCATCCCTACCTTGCCGATAATATCCGCTGTTAGCGTTGTCGCTATATCTGGCATAAGTACGGTATCGCTTCGATTCTTCGTAAATTATCCGCTTGTTAGGCGGGTTGAGTAACATCGCGGCCACGCGTTCTATCGTGTGGGCCAAGTGTGGCAAGATAAGGTGCTCGGTCTGCTGATGCTCCTGATAGTAGCCGGTCGATAGGTTAACCCCCGCGATTCCCCAGGCAGGGCAAAGTGTAGAGATATCGGAAAAACTGCCGGTGGCACTTTCCCAGCCGAACCGCTCCACCCAAGCATTTAGAGGCTTGCTATCGCAATCATACGTAACGTAATCGCAAGCCCCTCTACGGTCCAATTGGATCAACACTCGCAGCGAATCGGGTGGAGTATGTTCGCGGGCTAGTTGTTTCGCCCCCACTCCACCAATCTCCTCTTGCGTCGTTAGGTAAATCGATGGGCGATAGCCTAGGCTGACTAACGACAGAATACCCGCGATCCCTGCCCTATCGTCCGCCCCTAACACTCCGCCCCCCTTGACATCGACTCTACCGCATCGCGTGCGGAGCTTTTGCGGCGGATATTTGGCTACCGTGTCGCAATGGGCAACCATCGCGATTGATGCCTTATCGTCCGCTTCGGCGAATAGGTATACCTCACCTTTCGCGTCGGTAGTTACTGTGTACCCGCAATCGGATAGGGCACTTGCACAATAGGCTAGTGCCTCTTGCTCTGTTAGCGTAACTAGTGCGGCAAACTGCTGATAAAGTTTGGAAACGTTCATTGCTATATAACTCCAGAAAAAAACGAGGTTAAACAAAAAACCTATACGGCTACTGGTTCGGCTACTGGTTCGGTATAGCGGGCGATGATGTCAAGCTCGTGGCCCATTTGCAACAATGGGTCAAAATATGTGCCAGACAATGAATAGGTGGCTATTGTTCTATCGTTGATAGGATCAATGCCTAGCAAATAAAAGCCTAGTGATGGGTTTTCTAGGCGTACTAGCCTGATAATTCTACCTCCGCGAGTTACGTACAACGAATTAGCGTCTAATTCGCTAGGATCAATCGACGTTGTATTATCGCTTCGCAATTGCTCTGCGTGCGTTTGGCACAATCCTAGGTGTGCTGTTCGGCTAGCAGGTCTAAAGTTATTGCACGAAGTACAATACCCGTAACCCGTCAAGCAATTGCGGCATACTGTTATTGTCTCGTTGTCCTCATTAACAACGCTCGCCGCGTATTGTCTTTGTACAACTACGTTGCAACCTTCGCATGTAAAGAAACGCTCACTAAAGCATCTGCGGCAATAGTTGCGGGAGCCAAACGCGAATTCTCCCTCAACGCACGTGCGGGAGCAATTGTAACAATTGACGATATTAGGGCAGCACTTGGCACAACCGAATGAACCTACGCGGTTATCGGTTCGCGAACATGCACAACCAGGGCAGTGCGGAGCCTTTAGTTCTGTTTGTTCGCCGTTGTCCGCATCGCGGTATAACGCGTGCGGTAATGAGGGATAAATTCGCCGTTCGCGATTCTCGCCGATGCGTATAACACAGTCGATAGCATCACCGTGATAGGCAAAATTTGCTCCAGTTACACTAGCTGCCATTGTGTTGCTGGGCGGATCATGCCGGAACCATTTTAAGTCGCCGGTATCCGGTGAAGAAGACAAGTATTGAGCAACCATCTTGCGGCATTGTTCCGCTGCTAGTTCGTTTGGTAACCTTCCGTATTTTCGCGACATAACAGCCCATTCGTTACCATGCGGGTAGATAAATTGACGATGAACCTTTCGCGGTAATGTGATATCCGCATAGGTAACCGCAGTAGAGTACGAATATAGGACTAAGACATCGGGCGATGATGCCGCGGCAAAATTGCCCACACAATATTGGCCCACACCGTCATTATTAGAAAACCAGCGATGGCACGTTGTGCCTTGGTAATCGGCAAAGTTGCTGGCTAGGATTTTATCTAGCGGATTAGCCGATAAGACGAGGTGTAAACCGTTTTTGGCTTTCACGTGAGCTTGTAAGCTATCGATCATTTTCGACACACGATCATTATTGTAATATTCCGGGTCGCGTTGTTTAATCCAGCCTGCAAGATAACGCGTTAGCTTTTGCCCCTTCGCTGCCGCTACACGCTGCGTAACTACGTCGTCGGTAGTTAGTGGCGGAGCGTAGCCGATTTGCTGGTCGAAAGCTTCGTGGTAGGCTTGCAGCAGATCGGAAGGAGATAAGGCAGGGGCGGCAACCTCCACGCGTAACGTCGGGCCAAGTTTAGCGGCGTGATGAGCATTCACTTCCCACAACTTGGCCGCATATTCCGGCGATACCTCCTTGATAGGTGTGTAAGTAGCAATCAAGGTTTTCAGCACTTCGGAAACGCTCGGCAAAGTCCAATCGGTTGAGAATTTCATTGCTTAAAGCTCCAGAGAAACGAGAAACGAGAAAC